GTTAATATTTAAGATGTACTAATAACACACGGTGCTGGTAATATTACTGAAGTTAGAGATATTTCTAATCTACTTGAAATAATTTCTATTATTGAAAATAATATAGGTAATACCAATGTCTGACATATTAGAATATAATCCTAGCATGCATCAAGGATATTCAAAACTTGATATTATGCATCAACTAGCATTGATGTCAGGTTTTGCTGAAAAAGTACCTACTATTGAAGAATTCATAATGGATCCTTATTATTTAGGTAAAAGTCTAGGAGATGGTTTATATCCAATATGGTTAGAAGCAGCTAAAGAAGTATTTCCTACTCCATATAACTCACCATACCAAGAAATTATCTTATCTGGTGCTATTGGTTTAGGTAAATCAACATTTGCATTATTAATAACTTTATATGATATCTGTAGAGTTTTATCATTAGATAATCCTCATAAATATTATAATTTAATTGAATCAACAGTTATTTCATATCCCTTAGTTAATGCTACTAAAGGATTAGCAAGTTCAGTTTTATATGGTCAAATTATTGAATGGATTGAAGGAAGCTCTTATTTTAAGAGCAAACTTTCTCCAAAGAATCATAATAGGTCATTATTTAAAAATAATATAGATATTACTATTGCTTCAAGAGGAAGAGATTCTCTTGGTCAAGCAACTATTTCAGCTATATTTAGTGAAATAAATGATCAAACTGTTGTTGGTAATCAAGCAGAAGATAACTTTGATACTATTGCAACTAGAAGACAATCACGATTTGGTGGAAAAAATAAACCTATTTTTGGTCATTTAATTTTAGATTCATCTAATAAAGGTGCAAGATCTTTTATTGATAATAGAGTTGCTGAAAAGATTAAGAAGGGTTGTACTGATTTTAAAGTATTTGCGTACTCTCATTGGGAAGCTAAGAAACACTTAGGTGGCTACTCAGGTAAGACATTCCAAGTATATGCTGGTGATGAAAACCGAGATCCATTTATTGTTAATGAAGAAAATAAATGTTTATTAGAAAATCTTAGTCAAAGTAGATTAATTGATGTTCCAGTAGAACACTATAATGAATTTCATTATAATATTATTAAATCAATTAGAGACCTTGCAGGTCTAAGTACTTATTCTACATTTAGTTATATTACTTCTAATGAAGTAATTACTAAAGTATTTAGTAGACCAAATATAGTAGGAAAACCTATAATTGTACTTGACTTCTTTGATCAAACTCAGTTGATAGAACAATTTATTGATATAAAGATGTGTTGTTTCTTGAGTAAATCTCCTCGTCATATACATATTGACTTGGGTATTAAATGGGATAGTACTGGTATTGCTTGTTCATACCAAGATGGTTTTACTCAAGTTGAAAGATTTGATACACTAACAGGAAAACAAGTAATTGATAGGTCACCTAAATTTATAACTGAATGGGTAATGGAAATTAGAGCAATTCCAGGTCAAGAAGTAGCTATTTATAAAATCAGAGATTTTATTTTAACTGCAAAAAGAATAGGTTTACCTATTCACACAGTATCTACTGATGGATATCAATCAACTAACTTAAGACAAGACTTAACTCTAAAAGGTATTAAAACTGAGTTGATTTCAGTTGACCGTACAAAAGATCCATATAACTTATTGAGAAATGCTATACTTGAGGGTAGAGTAGATGCTCCTAATTCAGAGAAATTGAAGAAAGAAGTTACTGATTTAGAAGAAAATGATGGTGGATTTGATCACCCATCAGATAGCACTAAAGATATACTAGATGCAATGTGTGGTAGTATCTGGTCATGTTCTCAAAATATTATTAAATCTGGTACTGTAGTTGATTCTCAAATGGTAATTAATAATCTTAGTGTTGCACTCTCTCATAACCAAAATAAATTAATGGAAGTATTAACTGGAAGATAATTATGTCAATTGCATCAGAATTAAATAAAAGAATTTCAAGAATTAATGAATCAAAACAAGTAATTTCTGAAGAATTAAAAATGTTTAATGATTTTAAAACTTGGGAATCTAAAGCTAAATCTTTGGGTTATACAGTAAAAGAAATTTTTGGATCTGCTGTAACTAAGGATAGAGGTTGGAATGCTTTTAATAAAAATAAGAGAGAAGTAGGTTTATTTGTTGAAGAAGATAAAGAAGGTTCTTTATCAATTTAATAAATGTACCCTACTAATCATTCTAATAAGTGATTAGTAGGATTACTTTTACGTCTGTAATTTAATCAGCTGAGATGAACGACGAGCGCACGTCTTCTATCCCGATAGATAGATAGTCTCTCCTATTCCACCTTATCGGAGGTATTAGAATGAAAATTAATATGGTATTACCTAATGAGTGAAAAACCCATAAACATACCTGAAACTATGCAAAGAATTAATGAAGAAGCTAATGCTAAAGTAGAATCATTAGTTAGTAAAGGATTAGTTGCTACATTAAATGCTGCTAATGGATTTCAACATCAAGATCATTTTTCATCATTAGTTTCACATTTAACACAAAATCTTCAGTCAAATATTAATAATAGAGATTATTATTTTAAAGAACTGAATGGGTATAGAAATAATTATATTACTACTGGTATATATGATATTATAGCTAATGATGTCTTTGTTGATAGTGGTAACTCTGATTTTATTTCAGTAAAATGTGATACTGATGAAGTAGTAGGAGAAGAAGTACGAAAGCTATTTGAAAAATTAAATATTGCAAATGTTTTACAATCCATATTACCTGATATGCTTCATTATGGAGCATATCCAATACGTCCTATAATTAAAACTGGACGTGGTATTGTTGACATCATGGATAATATTGAACCACAAAATATTATTGCAATTACTGATAGTAAAAATACACCTATAGCTTTCTTTTTAGCTAATGTTGGTGTAAATCCTTCTACTATGTATGGTTCATTTAATAATATGAATACTAATGCAAATTCTAATAGAATTTCATATGAGTATTTATCTATTAGTGATGTTATCTATTTTTCATTAGATTTAACATTCAGTAAGATTATTCTTCCTGAAAAAACAGTTAAACAAATTAAATCAAAATCACCTGATTTAATTAAGAATGTGTTACCTTCTGCTGTCAAGATTAAAACTTCTCAATCACTTATTTGGCCAGTTCTTGATAAGCTAAAAGAAACACTTCTTTTAGATAAATTATCAGTTTATAGAGACATTGGATCAATACTTACACCTAATTTAATAGGTATACCTGTACCTGATGTTTATGATCCAAATCAGCTTATAGATATTGTAAAGAAATATGATGAATTATTAAATAGCAATGTTGTAAAATTAAATAGTTCACAAAATATTGACATAACTTTACAAGAACTAGCTTCAGTTAAAGTAGTTCCTATTGTAGGAGATAGGAGTAATCCTACCCCTATTGATGTTGGAAGGTCTTCTCCAATATCTTCAATAGAAGCTCTTAATGATAGTATGAATAGGCTACTTAGTTCAATTGGAATTCCAAAAGAATTATTTGACGGTACTGCTGATAGTAAGTCTAATATGAAAACTCATATTAGATATGCTAAGAAAATTAAGC